CGATGCGTCGTAAGCATCGCCGGTATCTGCCGCAAGAACCACGTGAGCTTGACGAGTCCTACGACAACCGCCTAGCGCGTAGCGTATGCCCGCCGTATTACCAACGCCTTGAGCGGATGCTGGCTGGCATGTTGACGCGCAAGCCCGTAAGGCTTGATGACACTGCTGACATCATCCGTGAGCAGTTGTTTGATGTTGACCTGCAAGGCAATGACCTCAACGTCTGGACCTATGAAACGACCCGCAAGATGGTCCGCTATGGCCACGTTGGTGTACTGGTGGATGCACCTGCTGATGGGGGTCGACCCTATTGGGTGAGCTACACACCACGACAGATCCTTGGCTGGCGCGCAGAGCAGCAGGAAGGCCGGCAGGTGCTCACGCAACTGCGACTTGCCGAAATGGTCACCGTGCCTGATGGTGAGTTCGGCGAGAAGGCGGTGGAGCAGATCCGTGTGCTCACGCCAGGTGAATTTCAACTGCATCAGAAACAAGACAACGGCGAGTTTCAAGTTGTCGACGAAGGCCGCACAAGCCTTAGCGAGATTCCATTCAGCGTTGCCTATGCGCAGCGTCATGCGTTTATGGAATCCCGTCCACCGCTGGAGGATATCGCTGAGCTGAACCTGAAGGCATATCAAATCCAGAGCGACCTTGATAACCAGCTCCACATCAGCGCTGTGCCGATGCTGGCCTTTTATGGCTTCCCGTCTGCGGCAGAGGAGGTCAGCGCTGGACCGGGTGAGGCCATCGCATTCCCCGCTGATGGCCGCGCTGAATACATCGAACCCGCTGGCCGCAGCTTTGATTATCAGTTTCGCAGGCTTGAGCAGCTTGCACTGCAAATCAACGAGCTTGGCTTGTCCGCTGTGCTTGGCCAGAAGCTATCGGCGGAAACCGCTGAAGCAAAACGGATCGATCGCAGTCAAGGCGACAGCACCATGATGGTGATTGCGCAAAACGTGCAGGACATGATCGACAACTGCCTGCAGTTTCATGCGCAATACATCGGCAACAACACATCACCTGGCAGCAGCTATGTCAACCGCGACTTTCTCGGCACACGACTTGAGCCGCAGGAAATCCAATCGCTGCTGCAGCTTTACACCGCAGGCACCATCACGCAGGAAACGTTGCTGCGGGAGCTTGCCGAAGGCGACGTGCTAGGCGACGACTTTAACGTAGATGAGGAGCTTGAAGCTACGGCCAATGCGGGGCTTGATCTACAACCTGCTGGACTGGGTGACCGACCGCTTAGTGGACCTGATGATCTGGATGGAACCGAAAAAACCCAGGAGACAGGAGCTTGATTATCACGTCAGCGCCTTGCCGGAAGAGGTCTTAGCAATCGTGCGGATTAGCTGGTACAAACAAGGTAAGCCAGATGAAATTGACGAAACGATCCTGTACGAAGACGGCCAAAACGGTTACGACGCATTTGCTGCATTGATCACCACTGCATTAAACCGCGGCGCTAATGTCAGCATCCGCAGCGGGTATCAACCAGAAGATCTTGGCATTGAACGATGAGCACACCAGAAGCGCTTTATCGCAATGCAATCGACTTGAACCGCTACAGCAATAGCGTTGCGCGGCGTGTGATCAATGCTTACAACGACATCATCATCGATGCGGTCAATCAGCTACGCACCATTGATGAATTAGCAGCGCCGGTCAAAGCTGCCAGGCTGCGTGCAATCCTGGCCCAGCTCAAAGACTCACTTGGTACGTGGGCAGGTGATGCGACGGAGCTGACAGCAGTAGAGCTGCAAGGCATTGCGCAGTTGCAGTCTGAGTTTGTGACCGATCAACTGCGGCGTGCATTGCCGGCAGGTGCACGTGATGCAGTGCGCACCGTGGAGATCAGCCCGCAGTTTGCGCAGTCAGTAGTCACCACTGATCCAACGCAGATCAATGTGGTGGCACTGTCGGACGACCTGTTTGCTGCCGTGCAAGGTGCACCGGCGACATTCAGCCTCACTGCAGCGCAAGGCGCCACGATCACACTTCCCAACGGCGAGGTGGTCAGCAAGGCATTTCGTGGTATCGCGGTTGATCAAGCTGAGCGGTTCTCGCAAGTCGTGCGGCAAGGCTTGTTGACTGGTGAGCCGACGCCAGCCATTGCCAAGCGACTGATCGGAAACCTTGAATTTGGCGAAAAAGCCAAGACCGTGAAGCAGCTAGTTGCAGCAGGCGGCCAGGCAACGGCAGTTGCCAACAATCAAATCGTTACTCTAGTTCGTACAAGCGTCAATCAAGTTGCCAATGCAGCCAGCCAGCAGGTCTATGAAGCCAATCAAGACATCACTAAAAAGTATCGCTATGTAGCAACACTGGATACCCGCACCAGTAGCATTTGCCGTGCATTGGATGGCCGCGAGTTTGAATACGGCAAAGGCCCAACACCGCCGCAGCACTTCAACTGCCGATCAACAACGGTTCCGGTGATTGACTACAAAGAGCTTGGCTTTGATCCGCCACCGCCAAGTAAACGTGCAGCAGCAGGCGGAATGGTGCCGGCGAATCAGACCTACGGGCAATGGCTAGCTAAGCAAGACCTAGAAACCAAAGCCAAGGCATTGGGCGCCAGTAAGGTGCCGTATTTTAACAGGCTTGCTGACAAGTATGGTCCAACTGATGCCATCGCCAAGTTAGTCCGCGATGACGGGTCAGAGCTAACCTTAGATCAACTGCGCGCGCGATATGGACCTGCCTAGCCTGCGGCATTTTCAGAATGCTGGCATATATTGCATGTCAAGTGATCCAGTAGAAGCATTGCATGGCGAGGCGTGGGTGCCAGCTATCTATACCGATAAGGGTTGGGCGACAGCCGACGGCTCTACACTGCTAACAGGTATTGAGGAATGGCGTTATGCCATTAAAGAGGGGCAAGTCTCAGGCTGCAGTATCAGCCAACATTAAAACAGAGATGAAAAAAGGCAAGCCGCAAAAGCAAGCAGTGGCAATCGCGCTCGCAAAAGCCGGCAAATTACGCAAGGGTAAAAAGAAATGAAAGCCAAAAAGCCTGGGCTCTACGCCAACATCAATGCCAAGCGCAAGCGCATTGCAGCCGGCAGCAAGGAACGCATGGCACGCAAAGGCGAAGCCGGCAGGCCATCTGCTGCTGCATTTAAGGCGGCTGCTAAGACGGCAAAGAAGAAATGATAACCTTAGAACGTAATTAAGCCTGCGGCTTATCCATGTCTGATGAACAACAAGCCTCGGAGTCTGCGACTACCGAAGGCGGCAATACCGAAGCACTGCAGCGCAGTGTTGAGGCGCTAGAACGCAAAAATCAAGAGTTGATTGCAGAGCTGCGTGCAGCGAAGAAATCAAAAGCACCTGACGGGGTAAATGTCGATGAACTGCTGGAGTTCAAGCGCAACTACGAGCAACAGCAGCTTGAATCACAAGGCAAGTATCAAGAAGCACGGCAAGCTTTGGAGCAGCAGTTCCGTGAGGCGACGATTGAAAAGGACCAGCGCATTGCAGAACTCGAAGCCCGAGTCCGGGAGCTAGAGCTTGTCACGCCAGCAGTCACCGCACTGGCTGACATCGTGCATGATCCTGACCTTGTGCTCAAAACCAAGCTGTCGCCTGATGCAATCCAACGCGAGGCAGATGGCACCGTGGTGGTGGTTGACGGCTACCAGCGCACGCCCGTCAGCGAATGGGCCAAGACACTACCCGCATGGATGCAGAAGCAACCCAAGCCGCAGGGCAGTGGCGCACCAACTGGCGGCAGCAATGCCGCTATCCCGGCCGGCATGGCTAATCCATTTAGCCGCGAAACCTTTAACCTCACCGAGCAATCACGACTGTTCCGTACAGACCGCGACCTATACGAGCGGATGAAAGCTACCGCTAACCGTTAGTATTCCAGTGTCTGCTCGTGATGGCTGCGCCGCATTGAGCCTAGGGCTGCGCCCAAACCGTAAACATCCCAGGTGATTCATCATGGCGACTCTTCGCTCTGACATCATCATCCCCGAGATTTTTACTCCGTACGTTATTGAGCAAACCACCCTGCGCGATGCCTTTCTGGCTAGCGGTGTGGTGCAGCCCATGGCGGAGTTGAACGCTACCGAGGGTGGTGATTTTATCAACGTTCCTTTCTGGAAAGCCAACCTTACCGGCGACTTCGAGGTGCTGACTGACAGCTCCTCGCTGACCCCTGGCAAGATCACTGCTGACAAGCAAGTCGGCGTGATCCTGCACCGCGGGCGCGCGTTTGAGGCTCGTGATCTCGCAGCCCTTGCTGCCGGATCGGACCCCATGGCCGCCATCGGCGCCAAAATCGCTGATTACGTTGCCAACCAGCGCCAAAAGGATCTGCTGTCCTGCCTCACCGGCGTATTCGGCAGCCTGAACGCAAACACCAGCAGCTCGGCTTTCTTCGATCTTTGCATCGATTCCGAGTCCGGTGATACCCCGACTGCGCTGAGCCCCCGTCACGTTGCTGAAGCCCGCGCCATCCTTGGCGATCAGGGTGACAAGCTGACTGCGGTTGCGATGCACTCCAAGGTCTACTACGACCTGGTTGAGCGCAAGGCAATCGATTACGTGTCGACTGCTGAAGCACGCGGCACCACCACCACCCAATCCGGTGGCTCGCTGGTTGCTGCCTATGGCGGTGATGTGACCGTGCCGACCTACATGGGCCTGCGCGTGATCGTCTCTGACGATGTGCCTACCACCGGCTCCGGTGCTAGCACTGAATACGGCACTTTCTTCTTCACTGGCGGCGCTGTCGCATCCGGTGAGCAGATGGCCATGCAGACAGAAACCGATCGCGACATCCTCGCCAAGAGCGATGCCATGTCGATCGATCTCCACTACTGCTACCACCCCGTGGGCGCTAAGTGGGGCGTGACCACTGTCAACCCGACTCGCGCTCAGCTCGAGACGGTTGGCAACTGGTCCAAGGTGTACGAGCTGAAGAACATCGGCATCGTGCGCGCCACCAACGTCTCCAACATGGATTGAGGAACTAACCATGCCTTCCTCTATTTTTGAGCTGACTTCTGATCTTTCCGTTCAGGAGATCGCCGTTAGCAAGCGTCCTGTTAAGGCCGCTGCCAACGAGGCCACCACGCTGACCGCTGCTGAGGCAGTGAACGGCATCGTGACTATGACCCCTTCCACGGGTCGCGCACTCACCACTCCTACCGGCGCTGAGCTGAAGACTTTCTTTGGCGGCCCGCTGGAAATTGGCACTGCTTTTGAGCTGACTGTGGTGAACGTGGCTGCATCCACTCATGCCATCACCCTGACCGCTGCTGCTTCGGGCATCACCCTTGGCGGCGTGGCTGGGATGGCAACCGTGGCTGCCGCTACTAGCGCCACCTACGTGTTTGTCTGTACCGCAGTGGGCACTCCCGCCTTCACTGTGTACCGCAAGGGCGGCTGATGGGGTTGTTCGCCTTTAGGCGACGCCAGGAGCGCGAGGCTGCTGCTAACGCAGTGGCCTCTTTTCCTATTGCAGAGCCCGCACCTAAACTAGACCTACAGGAGCCACCTACCGATGGCAATCTCAATCGACGCAACGGTGGGCGGCGCAAACGCCAACAGCTACCTGACGCTGGCTGACGCGCAAGCAATCATTGATGGCTTCGTGGAAGATGCTGATGTAGCCGCATGGGCATCAGCCACCACCGACCAAAAGAACCGCGCGCTATTTACCGCAACGCAACGGCTAGACCGCGAGCGGTTTCTAGGTGCTCGCGCTACTGATACGCAAGCCCTGCAGTGGCCGCGTACTGGTGTGCGCAAGCCTGATACCTACATCAATACCTACGCCGTCGGCTTCCCGTTTCGCATCACGACGGACTACTACACTGACGACGAAATCCCGCAGCAGGTGCAGTATGCGCAGGTTGTGCTTGCGGTATATCTGCACAACAACCCAGACGGCATTGGGTTAAGCGGGCTTGAGGATTACAAGAACGTCAAGATCGGCAGCATCGACGTAACGCCAAACCTTGGCTATGGCGCTGTTGGCGCCGATAAAATCCCACCGATCGTAGAGCGATACTTGACCGGTCTTAGAATTAGTGGACCAGGCAACTTTGCTATCAAGCGGTCATGAGTTACATGTATCCCGGTGCTGAGTTTATCGACGACACTGCAGCTCATACCGGCCGCTTTGGCAAGATCGTTGCCCTTGAGGATTCGGTGATCGCCAGCTTGACTGCAACCGACTGGACCGGCAACACGCTGAGCGCCATCCCATTCAAGGCAAGCACTGAGATCGAAGGCGTCTTCACCAGCATCACTTTGACTAGCGGAACCGTCGTTGCTTACAAGCTCTGATGGCTTACGTTCTCCCCGGTGGTGGTGATGCTGTAGCACGCGAAGGGCTAGAGATCCCGACGCATGATTACATCGTCAACACTTACGACGGTGCCAACAATATGCTGAC